TACATAGGTATACACATACCATCTATACCCGAACATAATATCAAAGTAAGAATAAAATTCATTACTCCAATATCAATTTTTTTATTGATTTACTACCATCGATGTTCGACTCGAGCTCAGCCATCGATTTTATGCATTGATACTTAATGTGAGACTTAGACTCACGTTTTGCAATACGCTTTCCCTTCAAACAATCTGACATTGACGTTTGAATACGCGCTTCCTTGATTTCTCCGTTGATAATCATAAGTAGGGCTATCACTAACTCTGTCATTAATGTGCTGCCTTTCCATTAGCTCTTACTTTGTCTTTTAAATCTTCAATATCAACTAATGCTTTATCTAATTGTTCTCTTAAAAATTCTATATTAACTTTGTTAGTCATGTTCATTTCTTGAGTCTGTTCCATTTTCTCGACCGACTTGTACAAATCCTCAATTAAAAATATTTGTTCTTGATCCACGGGGACTTGTTCTGATTTTTTAAGTAAATCATTTTGAAATAATTCTCTTGATGTCTCCAGAGATACTAATCTTGAAGTTAACTCTGTATATCCAAGTACACCCATTGCAACGAGAATAATTAGGCTAGCAACCGTTTTCATAGGCATCTGCACTTTTGCCTCTTCCCCGATGTTGAGTGGTCTATTGGACATTAGGTCCTCCACATAAAGCCAGGACAACTAACATTACAATCAATAAACCTGTTGCGTAGTAATTCATCCTGGCCATCTCCATAATAATTACTTCGCTATGTAAGCTACAATAAGTACTGCAAACACAACACATTCAATCTTGTGATCAGACCAGTAATGTAAAACTTTATTTTTTATTTTATCAATCATTTTTTTTCTCCTCTATTTCATAGAAAAACTTGTCGGTATCTTCTGTCCGCCATGCTCTACTATCTTCAACATTCCATTCAGAAGTTTGCACTTTCCAGTCAGGAATATCATCTTTCACTGTGAAAGAAGGTATGTCCCATATACATCTATTGTTTGGTTGTGCTGCAAAATTGCCATCATCTAACGCAATTATGTGAGCGCACTTATGTTCGTGCGGTATCTCTGAATGATCAGTGTCGAGTATATTAGACTCTGGATGTGCAAAGTCAACTGTAAATAAATATTTTCCAGGGTGCCATTTCTTGTCTTTTCCAATATACTTACCGGCTTGACCGTCTAGTATATCCCAACGATGAACAGCAGGATAATAACTGAAACAATTCCATAGCTGAAGTTCATCAAGTCGTCTTGTGGGCACTCCGGATGGTTCAAATCCCTGTTGAATAAAAGCGCTAATAGGTAGGCGATAGAATATTGCACCGTTTTCCATAATAGCATGAAATAGTATTGCACGACCTGTAATAGCGCTAAGACCAAAGATAATGCAGTCACTAACTTCTCCCTTATGTTTTTTAAGATCATAAAGATACTCCTTTCTTATCTGTGCATAAGTTGGTGGTATGTTTGCGTTAAGGTATGCCATAGTTTATCCATAAATATCTCCCCAAGTTTCTCCAGATTCATAATCTACTTTATTGGGTACTTCTAATTTAACAGCATTCTCCATAATCTCAACTATCTTTTTAGCATGATCTTCTGATTCTACTGAAACATCTAACTCATCATGAATCTGTATATGTGCAACAATACCTTCTTTATATAAATCAACCATGGCTTTCTTGGTCATGTCAGCTGCTGATCCTTGAATCAATTTATTAAGAGCTTTGTATGTGTAAGCTCTTTTGATCCCCGGTCCGTGTTCCCTTAATGCATCTTCATGAGTCATTGCTTTATGCATACCAAACATATTAGGCTCCCATAGATGAAACCTACAAAGTCTCCCAAGTAAAGTTCTTATTTGTCCATGACTCTGTGCTCTATTAGATACAGAGTTCATTAGTTGTTTTACAAAAGGTACTTGTCTGTGATACTGATTAAATAGTTCATCAGCTTTTTCTTTAGTAACACCTAACTCTGCTTGTAGTTTTGTTTTACCCATACCATAGAATAAACCTAAGTTAATTGTCTTAGCTTGCGATCTATCTATCTCTGCCATATCTGCTACAAGTTGGTGAAAGTCTGTATCTGTATTGTCTCTATATTCATCAACAGCATCATATACTGATGGAAATTTTTGTAATGCTGCATAGTGTACAACCAATCTTGGTTCTTGTTGTGAATAGTCAAAGCAACCCCAAGTGTGGTTCTCTTCTGGTAAGAATAAAGATCTAATCATAGGTCCAAGATCCTTATTCCTTGCAGGAAGTTGTTGTAAGTTTGGATTAGAGTAACTGAATCTTCCAGTAACAGTTCCACCTTGATCCGATCTTATCTGATTTATATCAGCGTGTATTCGTCCTTTGTGTTCATACCTTAAGATAGTATCAATAAAAGTTGTATGTGCTTTATTAATTTCTCTTGCTTTAGCAATCATCTTTACAACAGGGTGTTGATGTTCTTGTAAAAAATTTTTAGTAAAAGATGGAGATTGAGTTTTTTCAGTTACCGGATATTTTAATTTTAAACTATCAAATACTTTTGCAATACTTCTTGCTGCCCATATTTGTGGATCAACTCCAGTTTCTTTTTTTACACCCAATAGTAATTCATTCTCTTGAGACTCTAATTGTTTTTTTAATTGTCCTGCTCTATCCGCATCAACTCTCACACCTTTAAATCTCATATCTACTAGACATGGAAATAAATCTGTTTCTAAATTAAAAATAGATTCTATATCTTGTTGAACAATTTCTGATTTAAATTTTTGCCACAACTCTAAAGTAAGTTGTGCATCTTTTTCTGCATACGCACCTACATACATTGGTGGTAACTTCCACATATCTGCTTTAGGATCTAATCCTCTAGATTTTGCTTCATCATTCAATGCAGCTTCATTTTTACCATGACCTAAATATTCCCATGACAATGCATTTAATGAGTATGCAAATCTATTTTCATCTATAAGACTACCTGCAATCATAGTATCTACCACTAAACCATTGATTTTTATACCTAAATTACGTATCCAACATACGTCATACATTGCATTATGAAAGATTTTCATAGCTGGACAAGCCATAGTATCTGCAAACCATGCTAATACTTTTTTTCTATCCATGTTGCTCCCCGATCCGTGAGCAATAGGAAAATAAAAATTTCTACCTGTAACTGCAACAGCTATACCAACAACTTCACCATTACCAATAACTGAACCAGATCCTTTTGATTTTAAATCTGGATCCCTAGTTTCTAAGTCAACTGCAATTTCATCGTATTGTCTTAAATCTGGAAACTCTTCTGGCTCAATCCATTCTGTTTGTGCTGTAAACATAGGTACTTTCATTATATTTTCTCCTTTAAAGAATCTAAATAATCTTGTTCATCTTTATCTAATTCTTTTGATGTATCTTCATCACCAAAAATTTCATTCCATCTTTTTTTATATATATCATTAGTAGGTCTAGATTTACCATCCCACTGTCTACCCTTTTCTTTTTTTGTCATTCTTTTCCTCCTCTTTTAAATGATTAATTTCTAAATCGCAATAGTGTTTTATTTTTTCTAAGTCTTCTATTGCTTTACCTTTAGACAAATATCTACAAACATATTTAATTATATTTGCTTGTAATGGATTCAATTTATTTTTTCTTATAAATGTCCAGGGTTGAATGAAAAACTGTTTGTAGTGAGATCCTCCAATTTGTTTTTCATTTGCTGTTTTAATTTCATTAAAAATACTACTATCTGTCATTACTTTCTCCTATAAGTTATTTGTGGCAGTTGTTGATTTAACGGGTAAATAAAAAATGGGAGTCGAAGGACCCGAACCAACTCTGCTCGTCAAAGCCCGAAGCTGCCACTCTCCGTGAGATAACACCCCTTCTATCCCGTTCTGTTTAAAACTACAAAGGATACCCATAACGCTCCTTTTTTGGTTTTAATATGTATAAATTTTCTTTAGCTCTAGTTGCACCTACATACCAAACTCTATGCTCTTCATCAGATTTTTCAATACTGTTTTCTATAGAGTCTCTTATCTTTTTAGCATTATCTAAAACTAAAATAACATTTTCACATTCACCACCTTTTGCTGCATGAATAGTAGATACTTCTATTCTTGGTAGTTGTGATAATTTTTCTCCATTGGCTAACATAGTTCTAATATAAAAACATTCGTCCTGGTCTGCTCTTGTAAATAAGTTATACCAAATAGCATCACTACCATAACCAAAATCATCCATAGTATAATATTGTTTGTCCTCTTTAAATTTAAAGAATGGACTATCTGGTAGGTATTCATGTATCTCTCTTACATCTGCTAAACTAAGTGTTGAACCTCCACATAAAGCATTAAAATTTAAAACTGCTTTATATAGTCTTGAAT